GGGAGTATTCCTCTAGAGATATTACTATAAACATTTCAATGATGGAGAGAAAATAGTGAGTAAGACAGGGGCGTGGGCCTTGGAGCAACAAGAAAGGGCCATGGAGGAAGCTGCAGATCGCTTGAAAGAAGAAGAAGGATTAAAAACTTTCAAGGTAACTGAACGCTATATCAAGCAAGACACCTGGATTGTTAACGCAATTAACAAAGAAGAAGCAATTGATATAGCTATGTCTGTAGATCCAGATGGATCAGAGGTAGTTGAAGTTACCAGCACTACTACTGAACCATTGAGAGATCACATAAAGAAAATATTGGAGGACAAATGACAAGTCT